CCGGCAGCCACTCCACCCCCACGTCCCAGGTGGCGCCCGTTACTTCGCTTGTGCCAGCACCCGGCAGCCACTCCACACCCACGTCCCAGGCGGCGCCTGGTGTGTTGGTGAGCAGACTGCCTGGCAGCCACGCCACACCCACATCCCAGGTGGCGCCCGTTACTTCGCGTGTGCCAGCACCTGGCAGCCACTCCACACCCACATCCCAGGTGGCGCCTGGGGTGTTGGTGAGCAGACTGCCTGGCAGCCAGGCAGTGGCCACGTTGAACGTGGCGCCGGCCTGCACTCGCATCCTTGCCGGCGCAAGCCCTAGCTCAATCGACACATTGAACAGCGTGGCGATCACGGCGCCACTATCTACGGTCACCTCTTCGATCTCCGGCTTGGCCGCGTAGCGCCATAGGTAGCCGCTGGGTGTGAACTCTGCTGGCGTATCAGCACCGCTCCATAACTCATTTGGCAGGTCGAAAGGCTGCCGCTTTTGGCTGGTGTAGTGGTTGATCACCTGCTCCACTTGGGCCTCTGTCAGCAGCGGGAACTCCACCTTGACCAGTGAGCCCACCACGGCATTGGAATGCCTGACGCGGCTATCGCGGCCGCTTAGGGTGCGGAACACGGCGCCTGGGTAGGCGCCAGGTGTGAAGGTGCGGGAGCCGGGCTGGAGGGCGGGAAAGGTGGCCATGGGTTAGAAGCCGTCGGATGAATCGCTGGAGTTAAAGATTTCGACAACTCGGCTAGTGCCTTTGATCGTGCCGGTCACGTCGTAGACAGGTTGGGGGCCTTGGTAAAGAAGGTAGTCATCTACCAAGGTGATCCCTAGTGCTTCGTATCCGAAAATGGTCTGCGTTCTGTCACTGCCAGTTTTGCGGTTGAACACAAGCATATTGGTGCCGCTAATGAATACTGTTCTGTAACTACCATCGCTAAAGGATATTTTCCCGCCCTCAAGCGATCCAAATTCTTCATTAGCCGCAAGCGTTATGGTTTGCGTGTCAAGCCTTGGCGAGATGCCAATCCACGTCCGTCTGATCGTGAACGTGCGCTCAAATTCGGCATCCTTGATTAAAATAAATGGCACACCCGCAAACAGCTGGCCGCCAATAGAGTCAACCTTTGGCTCATCATTATTTACCGGCTCACTCACCACACCACCGTCCTCGATCACGGCCGATGGGGCCTCGGTGGTGCCGCCCGGGGCCGCCTCTGCGTTCTGCTGTTGGTCGCCGATTAGGTCGTCAACGGTAATGCCCTGGGTGGTATAGATCTGATTACTGCCCCTGCCGTTGCCGGTGCTCACGCCCACGGCACTGGTGGAGCTGCTGCTGTTGGTATCGCAGCTGGGGCCAGTGCGGACTGTTGGCAGCAGGGTGCCGGTGCCCACAGCGTTGGCAACGGCCAAGGCCACGATGCTTTGGCCGGTACGATTTACCGGGAAATGCCACAGCCCCAGCGTCAGCTCACCGCTGCCGCCATAGATCACCTCCGCTACTTCATAGAGGTAGTCGTGCCAGGTGGTGCCTTCCTCCGCTAGGCGGCGCGGCACCGTTACCCTCACGATGTCGCCCTGGGCAATGCGGCCACTCCACGGGCCGGGCTTTACGTCGATCTCCAGGGTGTGGGTGACGTGGGCGCGTTTGGCCTGCTGGTAAGCCGCCACCTTGACCGCGTGGTTTTCAGTGGTCACGAATGCCGATAGGTCGAGGGCCTCATTGGGGCCACTCTCCGCCGCCTTGCTGCCGCAGTAGGGGAAGGTCCTCACCATGCCCATGTCGTCGTCTGGCTGCTGGCGCCAGCTCACCACCGAGCAGTAGGGCCGCCGATCGCTCAGTGGGCTCCAGGCCTGCTCAAAGCGCCCCGTCAGCTCGTCCTCAGTGAACTGCCAGGCCCAGTCGATCGTGCCGGTGTTGATAGCTCCGGTGGAGGTGACAGGCAGCAGGGGCCGCAGGCCAAACCGGCCGCTTAGCTTTGTTTCCTGCAGCAGGAATAACGGCGCCAGGTCGTTCAGGTAATCCGCCAGGTTGTGGGATTTGTCGATGATGCCGTCAAACGCCAGCCCGTTCACATCCAAGAACTTGGCAGCTGCCAGCAAGCTGACCGAATCAATCAGCCGGCTGGGTACTTGCTTGGTGGAGCCAAGCGCCAGGGCCATTAGGTCGGCAAAATTATTTGATGGTCCCGTCCCCCCATCGAGCAGCCGCTTCACCTCGACGCCGCTGCGGACGAACACATGCACCTGCTGGTCCCAGGTGGTGTCGCCATTGGGGTAGGTGCATTCAAAGCTCAGGTTTGAGAGGTTGAGGTAGCTGCCACCGCCGCCGCAGACCGTGGGGCACTCCTGTTCCGTGAACCCTGCCCGGTCCACCATAAAGTTACCGGCGGTCCAGCTGCCAGCCGGGCCGTTGAATGCCTGGGCGTGGGCGCCCACCCGGCAACTGATCTGGAACACGTCGCGCACCTGCACGCCAGCCAGGCGGCCTTCTGAGAGCAGCAGTCGATAGCGGGCTGTCAGGGTGTTGCTGGCGTCATTCTCAAACCTGCATTCGATTGCCGGGGGGCTGATCAGCACGCCACCGCTGGTCAGGCCGTCCCGCGTTACCCGACGGCAGAACACGATCGGCACCGGCGCACCTAGTTCTGCGGCCACCTGCTTTTTACTGAGCGGGCTGTTACCAGCCGCCGGCTCTACCTTCAGGGGCGCACTGGATCTACTGTTGCCACCCGTGGCCCGCGGGGCCGAAGGAACCTCGAAGAGTCGAGTGACGCCCGTCACGGTGGTGATCGTCATCAGAACCTACAGGGAGTGCCGATTAGCTCGGTGGTGAGCTGACGCGGGGGGAACTGGGCCCCTACTGGCGCCAGGCTGCTGCCCAGCTCGAGGGTGACTTGATACAGGCCGCCCCGGGCGCCGATCACCTCACCGAGGAAGGTGCCCGCCAGGGTCTGGTCTTCTGGCGGGGCGGTGTTGCTTTGCAGGATGTCGAACTGGTAGCCGAAGAGCTCCACCAGCCAGCCCTCCGCCAGGGCCTGATTCACCATCGACTGCACCAGGGGGGTTAGGGGCAGCGTCAGGCTCACTGATTGCTGGTTGCCGTCGGCGAGGTCATCGCAGGTGAAGTCCTGATAGAGCCAGCTGTTGCCCTGGTAGGTGACGGCGCTGTTGATGTAATAGTTTTGCCAGCGGTGGCGCACCGTGCCGCTCGGTTCGCTCACCTCTAGGTACTGGGCGTGGCCCCTAGCCATGGCGCACCCCCAGTAGCCGCCGGCCGGCTGGCGTGCGCAGCTGGGCTAGGAGCTGCTCGGTGGATTGGCGGGCGATCCGCTGAGCATCAGCAAGCGAAACCCAATCCTCACCGCCTTGGCGAATCACCGGGCCAGTGGTGAGCTGGAACACTGGCGCAAACGTACCACCGCCACCGCCACCACCGCCGCCACTGGCGGTGGGGATGGCAGCAGCGCCGCGGGCGCCGCCCTGGTAGCGGTCGATGAAGCCGGACACCTTGCCGGCGGGCAGCACATATTCAGCGTCGCGGCCCTCGCCGATTTGGGCAAAGGTGGGGCCGGTGACGAAGGCACCCCCAGCGAACCTGGGGACGGTGACCGGGGGGAGGATGTTGACCTTCGGGATACCGATCGCGCCAGTAATGCCGTTGACCCTGCTGATCATGCCGTTAAGCATGTCGATGTAGCCGTTGATCACCGAACCAGCGAAGCTCAAGATCGCATTAAGCGGCGCCTTGCAAGCGTTGACGATCGAGTTCCAGGCGGCCACCACCGGCTTCACCACATAGGTGCCGAACAAGTTGCCGATCGCCGTGAATGCCCCGCCAACCCAGCCAGAAAAAGTTGTCCAGCCATTGCGCAGCATTTCCCACATGGCCTGGGCTGCAGCGATCTTTGGCTTCACCACCAGGTCATAGAACAGGGTGCCAATCTTTTTGAGCGTGCCTATCCAGGTATCAAAGAGCCATGTCAGGAAGGCCCCGATCTTGTCGCGGAAGGCGTAGATCGCCACGCCGGCAGCAATTAGCAGGGCCGCCCAGCCGACGGGGCCGCTGAAGATAACAGCTAGCACCGTGCCTATGCCGGCCAGCAATGGGCCGAGTGTGGCGACGATTGAAACAACAGCGGCAATGGCCGGCAGCAAAGCTATAAAGCCAGCGACCAAAACGCCAACCCCCACAATGATTCCCTGCATCGCGGGCGGCATTTTTGAAAATGCCGTGATAGCTTCTGCCAGCCCTT